ACAGTTAGTGAATTTTTCAAGAACAACAGGAGAAGCATCTGTATCATTGAAATCACGAATCCAAATATCAAACAATCCCTCATCAGGTCTAATTCTTTGAATGGAAATTTTTACCTGATAGTTTGCAGCATTACCATCGGAAATAGTATAGAACTTAAAGAGTTTCTTAACATTGATAGACTTAGTTGTGGCCTCTTTAACTTCTGAAACAATCCAAGGTGTCTGTGCACAACGATAAGTTTCTTTATAATTTTCATAGTCCTCTTTAACACCATCAGATGTCACAAAAGATTTAATACCATTATCATTGCCTATCGAAGTAAATTCAACAGTATCACCTTCTTCAATAACAGTTCTTTCTGTAAATGTCTTAGTTTCACCACTATATTTACTACCATTACAAAGTATTTGTCCACTAACTAATGTTTCACCCGATAAAACAACCACTTCTGCTTTTGCTTTTTGCAATGCTTCATAGTAAGCATAATCATAAACAGCCTCAATAAATACAGGTGCAGTACCAACAAGAGGGTCAGTACTAAAAACATTGTAAATATAAGACCTATCATAAGGGTTTAAAGAAACATTGTAATGTACAGTAGTTGAAGAAGTTATTCCACCAATATACTTATTATATGTAATATCCAAACCAAACCTTCCAATTTCAATGTCTTTATATTTAGTTTCACCACTTTCAGTGTATGCGGAAGTAACATAAGCACCCTTAGTGCCATTATTAAAACATTTTACTGTACCCTTTAATGGAATTTCTTCTTCATTACCTACAACAACGCACTGTGCATCATATTCAGCACTCTTATAAGGAACAACTTTAACCTCAGTTACAAATGGATTAAACATTTCTTGTATTGCTTTCTCACATTCGCCACCTTCATCAGTTTCAGCATTATAATCAGCCTTTGAACGAAGGATAACCAATGGCATAGTTTTTTCACCTATAGTTGCATATACACCGAAAGCAGGGCCACATTCATAACCTGAAAGGCCAAGAACACGGACAACATTCAATCTTTTTGACTGTTTAAGATATTCTTTTGCAACATAAGGTAATTCATATTTAGGTAAACCATTACCTTTATATTTTTCAGGAGAAGTACCACCAAAGTAATCTACAAAATCAGCATAGTCTGTAACAGGTATTGCTTGAAATGCAGGACCTTTAACAGTTTCACCTACAAGACCAAGACTTGTAATACCAAGACTTTTGGCTGAGTAAAGGACATCCTTTTCTTCTGTGTAAACACCTGGTGAGACATGTCCACCTCTTGCATCACTTATCATATTTCTTATAAATTAGTTAATTAATTATTATTCTTTTGCATTTTTCTTATAAATAGTTATTTTAAGTCAAAAAATCACAAACATTATAAAAATAAACAAATATTTTTTACTCATCTATTTCATTTTCAACAATTATTTCTTCGCTTTCCTGATTATATCCATCATTTTTCCTCTTATCATAAACAATATCTCTATTATAGCCAATTAATTTAATTGTTGAATTATTAACAAAACTTTTTCTTCTTAGTCTTTTAATTTTTATCTCATCACCTTCTTTAACCGTAAAAGTTTCACCATTAGCAATAATGTTTTGGATATCTATGATTTCATCATTTATTTTAAAAACGAATGTTCTAACATTATCCAGTTCAATTGTTTTAATTATAAAATTAGTATCAATATTAAATTTTATTTTATCATCACAAGTTGCAAAACCAATTGTAACTGTAATTGGTTTATAATAGAAATCATTTTCCGGACAAACGATTGCTCCTTCTTCAATATCAGCATATGTTTGTTTTCTTTCTTCTAAATCAAAACCAAGGAATCTTAAAGCAGGTTTTTCTTCTACCACAAAATAATCTTCAGGTATAATATATGCTTTAACTATTATAATTGCTGTTTGTGAATAAAATTGTCTATCATCAATATTATATACTGATTCATCTGTCACACTTTCAAGATTCATTGACATGAAATGTCCTTTGGGTCTAATATAGGCTGTTATTGCTTTAAACTTTTCTTGAATTAATTGGTTAAATGTATTGATTAACTCATATTTATTTGTCATAAGACTGACAGCATATCTAAAATCAACACCAAGGGGTTGTTTCATACGATAATCAATATAATATTTTCTATCATTTTTATCCCTTGCTTCAACTCTTTTCATTAAAAATGTTTGTTCACCAGGAATGTTTTTAGTTTGTTGATTAATTGTTCCTGATTGTGGATTTGTTTCTCTTGTAATTGTTTTGAAATTTAAAACAGGATTTTTCTTTTCATCAACATGTTCCCACATTTGAAGATATTCAGAAAATCTTTGGTTTGAAAAAAGTGTATATGTTGGTATTTCTTTACCCTCAAAAGTCATTCTCAGTTCTTCTTCAACCCATTTTTTAAATTCTTTATCAATATCTTCATAAGTAACAGGATTAGGAAGTGGGGAAGAATTAGACAATTCCTCCTTGGTTAAATTTTGTCTTCTTTCAAGACCATATGATTTATCTCTTAAAACTAATTTGTTTTTAAAATGTATACTTCCCATTCTTATTCATTTTTTAAAACTTATATCAGCCTTGGAAATCTACAGGGTCAACATATGCACCAGTACAACGTCTAAAATACGAAACTTTTCCGTAAATAGTATTTTTATTAGCACTTGTGTTTACTCTTCCATCATCAGTAACAGTAAAGAAAATATGATACTCGGGTGTAATGTCAACCCTAATAAAATCACCCCTATTTATATCACATTCTTTTTCTTCTAATTCAGTTATTAACACACTGAAAGTCAATTTTCCTGGTTTGGCATACATACCCTTACTATTCTGTTCACTATATGCTTTAACCTCGGCCTCTTCAATTTCATAAATACAGGTCAGTTCAATTGGAGATTTAAATCTTATTTCAGATTTATTTGCTTCTTTGTAAATATCATTAACTTTAGTCTTTTGTAAATCAACTTGATATAGAACAACTGTTTGATTAGCATCTTGTTCCATATACTCTCTTGCATAATCCATTTCAAGATTAAAATCTTCACCACCAAAGAATTTATTATTTCTCTTAATCGGATTTTTTCTTTTTAATGTTGTTCTATTAAATTCCATTGCCATAATTATTTATAATAATTTTCCCATACGTCATTATTTACAATTCCCCATTTCTTTTTGTAAACAGTAATATATAATATAAATATTTATTTTTCTTTAAAAATAATAATCTAGTTAATATATAATATTATATTTAATATAATATATTTATATAATAATATAATTATATATTAAAAAAATTTGTTTTTAATAAATATTTTTAGTAAATTTGTATTACTAGTAATAATGGAAAAAATTGAAAACATAAACAATGCTATAACTTTATTAAACGATTATGATGGTGAAAATCCTTATATACTTGAACTAAAAAATAGTGTTATTTTTAAACAGAAAACACTTAATGAATTTAATATTGATTATATTTGTAGAAATTTTGATTTTAAACCCAAATTAATCAATAAAACGATTAAAGTTAGTGAATGGTACGCTAAAAAATTACAAGAAGATTGGTTAACGGATTTTTTACCTGAAAAAATTTTCATTAAATACTTATTAGGTGAAACAGAAAATACTTATCATTGTTTAATAAAATATAGGAAAAACATGGATTATATCTACGCCTTTCTCAATAAGAAAGGTGTAATGACTAATTTTATGTTAGATGATTATCATGATTTAGATATTGATTTTGAACGTTATGATAAATTATCAGCACTGTATAAACCGGATAAACAAAGAAAAATTAAAGAGCATCAGAAAGAAGGTATAAAATTTCTTTTATCAAGGAAAAAATGTATCTTAGCAGATGACATGGGTTTAGCCAAAACTGCTCAATTATCAATTGCAGCAATTGAGGGTAATTTTGACTGTGTTTTGATTATTTGTCCGGCTTCACTAAAAACAAATTGGTTTGAAGAATTATCTTATTACGTTAATACAAGAGATATAACCATTATTGGCGGTATAACCGGTTTAAAGAAAGAAGAATTAGAGAAATATCTTGGCTATGGTGTTGGTAAATCAGGGAAAAATGTCAGCGAATTACAGGTTGAAGCCAAAGAACTTGGAAAATGGAAAGAAAACCGTTTTGTTATAGTTAATTATGATATACTTGATGACTTATATGAATTACCAAAATCAAGGAAAAAAATTGATATTGAAGAATCTGAAAAAAATAGTAAACTATTGCAATTTATAAAAGACAAAAAAGCATTGCTAATTATTGATGAGGCACATCGTCTGTCTAATATGAAATCTCAACAATATAAAATCATCAGTCATTTAATTAGGAGGGGAAAGCCTGATAGTGTTTATCTTGCAACAGGTACACCAATTACCAATGACCCAATGAATTATTATAACATTCTTTCACTTATTGAAAACGATATCACTGCTGATTGGCAATACTATATGGAAAGATATTGTAGTGCTATAAAAATACCAAGAGACGGAAAAGAAAAAGAAAAAAGAAAACAAATAACTGAAAACTATGTAAGACAACATTTTAAAAATTCTTGGTACGACTTAACAGACATTGAAAAAAAAGAATTAAACAATATTGTTGAAAAAAATTGTAAAATGATAACTATTCCTAAAGAAGCATCTCATCTTGATGAACTTATGGAAAGAACAAAACATATATACCTGAGGCGTACAAAAGAGGATTTTAATGACTTACCTCCAAAATATGTGCATGAATATATTTATGATTTAACCGAAGAACAAAAAGTAGAGTATAATAAACTTTGGGAAGAATTTGAAAATGGAAAAAAAGAATTAGACCCTGAAAAAGAAATAAACAAAGAATTATTAGAAGGTGCTCTATATAGAAAATATTTATCCAATCAAATGGTTCCTCATACGATTGAATTGACTAACAAATGCATTAAAAGAGGCGAAAAAGTAATTATTGCTTGTTGTTATGATGAAGAACTATATTCTTTAAAAGATTATTATAAAGATATTTGTGTGATTTATAATGGTAAAATATCACCAAAAGAAAAAGATGAGGCCAAAAAGAAGTTTATGACCGATGATACTTGTAAGGTGTTTATTGGTAATATTATTGCTGCCGGTGTTGGATTGACATTGACTGCAAGTAGGATTATGATTTTTAACAATTTTGATTGGGTACCAGGAAATTGCCGACAAATGGAAGATAGAATTTATAGAATAGGGCAAACAAGAGATTGCCACATATTCTATCAATTTTTTAAAAATACCCAATACGAAAAAATGTGGAACACTGTTTTAAGAAAAGAATTGGTTATTAAACAGATAATTAAAAAAGAAGAAGAAAAATAAATATGGAAGAGTATATATTGGTTAAAAGAAAAACAGGAAATATCTTTAATGGGTTTGGAATTAATAAAACATTCTCATTAAATGAAGGATTAATAAAAACAGAACCAATTGAAAAATTAGTTAAACATGCAAAAGAATATTGTAATTTTGCTTCAAGTGCTGATGAATATAACCAAGGTAATTATCAAGGGGTGATTAGAATTGTTGATGGAAGTAATGGTACAAAAGCAATAAAAACAATTTTTCATAAATCAGAATATAATGAAAAATTAATTGACTCAATGTTTAATACTTATGGATATTTTAAATCTAATATGGAAAATTTAGATAATGAATATATTGCAGTTGAATACGAAGCAAAATTTGAAGAAGTTTTAAATAAACAATTACAATATAAAGGTTACATTTATCATTTGACAACAGAAAAAAAATTAAATAATATTTTAAAAAACGGAATTAAAACACATAAAGGAAACAGCACTTTTAATTATCCACATAGAAGTTATTTTTTCACTAATTTAATGTCAGATGAGTTTTTGAAAATGTTTTATAATGAAAAAATTGAATATAACAATAATATTGAATCCGGAAAATTTTATAGAATCAATTTAGTTTTATTAAAAATAGATTTAAATGGTTTACTTGAAAAAACTAAATTTTACGTAGACCCAAACATGGATAATGGTATTTATACGGAAGATTATATACCGCCACAAAATATTACAATAAGCAAAAAAATAAACTATAAAATCCTCAAAAAAGGTAATGGGGAAGTAATTGAAAGGAAATAAATATGGAAGAATATTTGGCATTTATAGATGAAATTGGTAGAACAATAGAAGGAAACTATCTTTATAGATTTGATTTCACTACTGAACCTGATGCTGTATGGGGTGAATATTTTTATGTTATACCAGCTGTTATTATACCTAATTTACAACCTGACAAAAATACATTAAGTAAATCAGGAAGGGTTGAATTACCAATACAACTAATGTTAGGTAAAAAAAGTGGTTGTTTTTCAATGCAAGACTGTTTTGATAATATTATACCCTTAGGATTTTCCCCAATAGATGAAGAACCTGAAATTATTTTAAAATTTGGTGAACCATATGAAGAAGTAATAGAAAAATTACATAAGATTAATACTGATATTTTTGATATTACAAGTTATGAAAACAATAGTGAAGAACTTATTGATGATTTAATTGAAAAAATAAAAGAAACACCTAAAACTGATTTTGGAACCATTTTAGATGAAGCAATAAATGATGCAAAAGAAAATTTGTTTAAAGAAATATTAACACTTAAAAAAGGTAATGAAATTTCATTTGATTTTATTAAACAAACATTATATGAAGCCGGTTATGAGCATACTGATTTTGTGAATAAAAAAGGACAATATACAATAAGAGGTGGATTTATTGATATTTTTTCATATTACTTTAAATATGACAAACCATTTAGAATTTCTTTTTTTGGAGATGAAATCGAAGATATTTATTCATTCGATATAATGGAACAAACACCTATCGAACATTTTAATGAAATTATAATTTATAAAAAGAATGATGAAGATGGACAATAATTTATATTTAGTATATGTTAAACCATTTTGTAAAAATAATGATAATACTTATGAGTATGATTTATTTTTTAGTGATACACCTGATGTTGTATGGGGTTTAGATTGGGAAGTAACAGTACCAAATTCATTAGATGATTTAACACCTGAAAAATCAACATATCAAAAAATAATAAGAATAAAATCACCTTTACCATTTAAAACAATTGAAGAAATATCATGCTATTCAATGGAATATGCAATTAAAGGTATTGTGGCTTTATCTTGGGTAGATATTGACGGTTTAGAAGAATTTCCTGAAAGTAGAGTTGTTTTACATTTTAGGGACGAAATAGAAAAAGTGAAAAATATTTTACAAGAATTGGGAATTAGTTTGGAATATTAAAAATAAAATTGTATCTTTGCAAAAAATAAATTTTAAAAAAAGTTTTTTATGAGTAATTTGAAACCTTCTGTTAGTAACAGAATTATTGATGAAAAAGGTAAAAGTTATAGTAGTGTAAGACAACTGTCAAGAGACCTTAACATTCATAAAGATAAAATTTTAAGAAAGTTTAGAAAAGATGAACCATTTAAATACAATGGTCATGTTTATTATCTTGAAAATAATAATGACTACTATACAAGTAATTGTGAAGAAAATAATATGCTAAACAATATTGATTTTGAAGGATATAATGAATATCTAAAAGTCAAAGATGTTGCTGAACTCCCATTTGAAAAATATAATTTTAAATTTTCCAAAAAGAACGGTGGCAGCAGATATGCCGTTGCTTTATTTTCTGATGCACATATAGAAGAAACTGTTGATTCTAATAGTGTTTTAGGCTTAAATGAATATAATCTTGAAATTGCTAAAAAACGTGTTGAAAAGTATTTTGTTAATTTGGCTAATGCACTTAATGATGATGATGTAGATGACCTTATTTTTGCTGCCCTTGGAGATTGTATAAGTGGGTTCATACATGATGAACTTGCCCAAACTAATAGTTGTAGCCCATTAGAAGCCACATTTATTGCTCAGAATCTTATTTATAGTGGTCTTGACTATCTTGTAAATAATACCAATTTAAGGTCAATAAAATTTATTGGTATTGTTGGAAATCATAGTAGGACAACAAAGAAAATTCAACACAACAACGGCTATAAAATGTCTTATGAATACCTAATGTATAAAAATATTGAAAAGCAATGTCAATTAACTAATCTACCAATAGAATTCTGTATTCCTGAAAGTGAAATGGCAATTGTTGAAACGGGTGATGGAAAACGTTTTATTTTTATCCATGGTTTTCAGGTTAAAGGTGGCAATGGTATCGCAGGTATCCTTCCATCACTAAACAGAATGGTTCTTAAATGGGAAAGGGTATTTCATCAGGATAAGGTATATCTTGGGCATTTCCATAATTTCATGTCACAAACAAATGTTGCTGTTAATGGTTCAGTGATTGGATATAACAGTTACGCACTTACTAATGCGTTGTTCTACGAAAAGCCACTGCAACTTTATGACCTATATGATGGCAATGATTTAATTTTAACAAGAAAAATATATTGCGAATAATGTTATCTGAAATTTCAAAAAATCTCTTTTATTCTCACCTACTTTATGAATATAAGCACGGTGTTAATAACAATGACATACTTTTTGAAACAAGAAGTAGAGTACCGTATATTAATGAAATTGTTGAAAGTATTATAAATTCACTGAAAGAAAACATTAGAACACTTATTAAAAATAAAGAAGATAGTGTGTTGGAATATAATGAAAAAACAATAAATCTAAATAAAAACAGTTTTTTTGAAAGAATTAGTTTAACTGTTAATTTTCACTATACCATAAAAACATCGTATAGTGGTGGTATAAAGCCATTATCTTCATTCATTACCATTAACAATAAGATTGTGTTTAGACCTGTTATAAACATTAATTTAAATGGTTCTAATTTTTACGATACAATAGATACATTATCTTTTGCAATTGGTCATGAATTAACACATGGGTATGACTATTATCAATATTTTTTAAAACACGGATTTCCACAAGACAAAACGAATATCGAAAAAAGTGGTTTATCAAGATATAATAAAGGCATGCAAAGTACAAATAGTTTAGAAAGAGCAATATCAAGTATAAATTATAGACTTTCACAAAGAGAACTAAATGCTTACATTGGACAATTGGCTATTGAGATTAAAAAATATACTAATGAAATTAGTAACAGTAAAGAAGCATTAAATATTTTATATAAAACAGAATCATTTAAAACAACTTATATATATCTTGAAAATGAAATTAATACTATCGTTTATGGTAATTTAAAAGATAACACCAAAAAAGATATTATCGAACTAACCAATAAAATATGTAATAAAAACTTTACTAATTATAATCAAATTATAAAATATTATTTCAATAGATGGTATAAATGGTCGGAAAAATATATGACTAAGGCATCAAAAATTATATATGACACATTTGAAGAATATGCTGAACCAATTATATATGATAATTTTGGAAAAAAAGAAACACTGAAATAATCAGTGTTTCTTTTTTGTTAATATCCCTTAGTTTTGACATTTGAGTACAATATAATCTTTCCGTCAATATTTGGATGAACTGTTGCAAGCCTTCCTTTGTCATGCCAATTATCGAATTTTTGGAACAGTTTTTTCAAGTATTCCAATCTTTTATCTTCCTTATCAGGTAATATTATGTGTAGACCACCACTTGGTGTTTCGTATTCATCCAAGGGTTCAAGACCAACCATTTTAAGCATATAATGCACCTCATCCCAAATGGTTCCGCCACCCCTTGTTCTTGTTGTTTTAGGAACATCTATATCAAGGAATAATCTTTTTCTCATCCCTTTCCAATTTTCACCATCTTTCGCTTGTCCAGGAATAATTTGGTCAGCATATTTATACCTTGCATCATTAGGTGAAAACTTTGATTTATAGATTTTTATAAAACTATTAGTGTCTTTTTCTGACCTTGTGTTGATTGTCATATATGCTCTTGCGTTGTTCTTTTCACATATATTAATAATCTCAGGTTTTAATTGTTGTAATTCTTGAATATTATGTATTCTATAAGCCTTAAGATACCAAGCACCTCCATGGTAATTACCCACACTTTTGCTATCATTTGGGTTATCTTTATATCTTTTTATTATTTGCACAAAATAGAAATCATCAGGTGAACTAAATTCCATTAATTTTTGTGCTTTATCGAAATTGTCTATAAGCTGTTGCCCTTCAGAAAGTATTCTTTTAATACATTCTGAAACCATATATTTAATATCTTCTTGATTTAGTTGCATAATAATTAAACGTTTTCAGGTAAATCATTTAAATAACAAACAGGGCATTCGTCTTCATCTAATACAATAAAAGCCCCATTATCGTGTTTCATTATATAATATTTTTCACCATTATACACAACTTTTGCGGTATCATCATCATCGAAATCTTCAGCAAAATCAAACCATACATCTGATATTAATTTATTTGTTGCTACTTCAAAATAGTTAACTTTGTTGTTTTTATAGACTCTTACATAACCATTAATGCTTCTATCGGCAACATCAGAAAAAAGTTTTTTACCGTTATCATCAACCCTATTTCTAATCATTGCATCAACATCTGTATTATGTCCTGCCCTCCATATCAAATTTTCAGTGATACCCACAGTCCAAGTTTTACCGTTATCTGCTGAATAACTATATGGTATGACATCAGAGAAATTTCTTACGAAACAACAATTACCATCATGTCCACCTGAATAAATAATACCTCTTATTTTAGTTTTATTAATATCATTACCTAAAAGTCGTGTAATATTTACTGCCGGTATTGAGGTTTTAATATCATAACTTGTTTTATTATTGTTCATACAATGGTTAAGTCCTGGTACACCATGTAAAACTTTTTCAGCCAAATTTCTTGGCATTAACATTTTAATCTGATTAACAATAGGCCAATTTTCACCATAATATTTTTTAGCAATATCAATATTGAAAATAAGAAAATCTTTATATCCACCTAAAACATATGATTGGACAATATATCGCCCATAACCTGTTGCTCTATCATTTGATGACCTTAATGAATAAACATTATAAACACCAGGTCCATACATGTTTCCACCATTGTCACCCGTATATTCTCTACTAAAACCGTTTTGCATTAAAGATTGTATAACAGAGAGAGGATTGGAATCCCTTGAATCTTGTGGTCTATGATAAACAGGTTCACCTTGTTTAATATCATCAATAGTTAAATCACCTTTAACATTAGTACCAAAATCTTCATTTGCTTCCTCAATACTTTCTGTCAAAACTTTTTTAACTATTCTTTCACAATCTTCTAATGTTAAAAATTTCTCCATATCTTTAATATATAATTGGATTGTTTATTCTGTTTAACATTTCATTGAAATTATTCTTGATTTGTTCAATTTCTTGGTTTGGCTGTTGTTCCATTTGTTTATCAGCAACAATCCTAATACCCAATTTCTTTAATGCTGACTTAAACTTGTTAAGGAAATTACTACTACCAATACCTTCATTCATTGCAAGTGCCCTACCAATTTGCTCAGTTGCACCCTTAATAATATTGCCTAATGTGGCTGCTTCGTTCTGTGTATATTCTATTGAGTGACTAAAATTATTTTGATTAAATGGTAAACCATTCATTAAAAGGGTAAGTTGTATACCGTCTTGTATATATTTATTAATATTTTCAGGCTTTAAAACATTGATAGCATTTGTACCCTTTTTGTTTTCCTGTTCGGCTTTATTATTAATTAAAAATCTATAATAATCACTTAATAAATGTATAAGTTTGTCCTCAGGTGTGGCATCACTTTGTACAATACTATCAACATTTAAACCGCCATTAGAACATAGTTTACTTATAACATCATTGGCAACCGTATACTGTTTGGTTACTTTATCTTGAAGTTCTGTATCAATGTTACCTGACTCCATTCTTTTCTTGTTTTCAAGTTCTTGTGCCAAAGAATTAAGTTTATAGACAACATTACTTGAAATGTTTGGTTTAGATTGTAATGGATTATCTTCTTTGGGATTATACTGATAAGTGTCTGCTATATCATATCCATAATATGGGAAGAAAGAAATCTTTTTACCCTTATTAGCTTCCTTCTGTGCTTCAATCATAATAGCATTTTTGACTGTTACACCTAAATCACCCATATTATCTAATTCATGTCCTAGTTTTGTTTTAGCATCATCAAGTTCTTGCTGTGTTACATTGTTTTTAACAACTGGTGCCCACATTGGATATTTTTTAGCACCCCTCTTAATACCAAAACCCCAATTGTTCCATGTTGATTCTGAAACAACAAAAGTAGCATCAGGATTTATTGCTCTAATTCTTAAAACATTGGCCAAACTTAATGCATGACCATAAATTGTATTGCTGTAAATTTTAGAATATAAAGCAAGTGCTTCCCTAATTGTTGGGTCATTGATATTGTTTAAATATTTTTGCCATAAATCAGCAACAGAAACCTCAGCATCTGACATTGCTTTAAACTTATCTTTAAGACTATCACTTGCTTCTAATTTATGGGCAACAACATCTTCGAGTCTTAGAATAGCATCATTATTATATGTTCCGGTTGAAACTAAGGCTGAAATAACTGATTTTAAACCAGTATCAACAAAATCATTTAATTTATCTTTCTCAACTAATAAAACAACAGCAACACCATTTTTAGAACTAAAATACCAACCCTTTTTAATATTTTTATCAGGTAAGCCTTTTCTTCCAAGTGTACTATCACCAGGTGTTGTAATTCTATTTAAAATTTCTTCAGCATCTTGTTTTGTTTTTATACCCCAAAAAGTAATTTTTTTGGAAACACCATCTTTACTATCTGCAATCTGTGGTTCAACATCTAAATATTTATTAAAATTTCCCATATATTTTTTAATTTGTTTATTATAAATATTTTGTTTTTAATTAAAATATTTGTATTTTTGATAAAAATTAAAATATTATGTTAAAAGATGAAAATTTAAAACCTGTTGAAGAAGTGATGGAAGAATATGGTCTATCACCTGATGAAAATGATTGTAATCCTAATGAAGAAATAAAGTACTATGAAATTACAAGAAAAGGTAACCTAATACTATATGGTTATGAAGATAATACCGGTGAATCAATAGTTCCAAAAGAACTTGTAAATGAACTATTTCCTGAGTATGAAACTAATCTTTATGAAGGCTATTTAATTGAAGAAAACGGAAAGTTTTATGTATAAAAAAAGAGAGTTAAATTAACTCTCTTTTTTCTTTCTATCTTTAACATTTCCTTCTAATTGAAGTTGTGCTGAAAATATATTTCCTTTGTTATCAACCAATTTTATTTTTCCACCTGATAAACCAATTTGTCTTAATGATGAACTCTCATTTAACGGTTGTTTACTTAATTCTTCTCTAATACATTCAGAAATAATATATTTAAGATAATTGTAATCAATATTACCTGCAACCGGTTGTGGTGCTTCTATTGTTTGTTTTTGTTCAGATAACTGTGAAAACTTTGGTTTATTAGCAGCAACTTCATTCATGACTTTTCTCATGCTATCACCTGCAACAATAGGATTATTAATCATTGATTGTTTTATAGCATCAGGCATTTTAGAATTTTCAATTGCACTTGGACTAAAATTTTCGTAAACAGGTGATGGTGATGCATCAGATAATGAAAAATTGTCCCATTCGTCATGAAAATCATTGGGATTCATATCAGTAAAATTACCATTTCCATTACCCCTTGATATTTTATTTAAAGCACCCTGTGCATTTTCAGCACAAAGTGTTTGAGAATTATGATTTATAATTTTTGCTAATTTTTCAGGTGAAAGTGCCATAAAATTATTGTTCTTTATTTAAATTATTCATTCTATTTGTTAAATCATTAAAAGTCCTGGTTAGTTCATTATCTTGTATGTTATTAACATCGTTTTTTGTAATAGGTTTATCATTTACGTTGTTATTAGTAATACCTACTGTTGTATCAACATCCTGATTTGTCCCCTTAATATCATTTTTTTCAATTGGTTTTGTATCAGGAGCATTTAATTTATTAACATTATTAATATTGTTATTTTGTTGATTATTGTCAATGGTATTTTGCTGAATATTGTTATTTTTTTGTGTAAAAATATTTTTCACACCATTTCCAATTTTGCTATTTTTTATTCTGTTTATAAGGTTGTTAATAACTTGTTTTGCGGAATATTTGTTTTGTGGCTGTTCAGTTTCATTACTTGTTGTTTCAATACCATTAACATCATCCTTAGTTATTGGTTTATCATCTATTTCAATTTCTTTGTTATTTGAAAATTCTTTATCTTGATTTTGTTGCTTTTTCTGTCTATGAATTTGTTTAGCAGCACCAATTGGGGCTATATTATAAACAACTGACATAGAATCATCACCTTCTTCATTGAAGCCAATTAAATCATCACCATCAAACCTTTGTGTTTTATCCATATTCCATGATTTAATTCTATCTACCCTAAAATATTTCCACTTTGGTTGTTCTCTATTATTAGGTGGTGTTGTTAAGCCTCTTTTACTATCACCATTTGTTTGATATGCCCTAATAACAGGATTACCTGCTGATGTTAAACCATAGGCAACAGGATAAATCAATCTCCATTGTTTTCCACCACCACCTTGTTTATCATCATAAACGATAGTAACAGGGTGCATCCCATTAATTGCATTATTAATTTTAGTATTGGATACACTCTCGGTGAGAAACAATGTTTCGTTACATATTTCTTCAAATAATGTCATTTTACTTAACTACTATTTGTCCGTCTTCTACATTTGCTGTTGTGTCAACAGATGTTGGTCCATACGAATTACTTTCATTGTAAATATTGATAGTACTTAAAAATTCTCTACCACCAACTCCATTTCTTCCATGGATATCATAAGCACCACCAATATTAGATGCCTGTGTGTCAAAATTGGAATAATCCATCATACCTCTTGGTAAATCACAATTAGGAACACTGTGTGTATGTCCACCGTGACCTGAGCCTTTTCCTAAAGGGTCACCATCACTTAAAGCATCCTTATGCGTTGCTGAGTACTCATCAAACCTTGTATAATCATTTCTTACAAGTTCCTCTTGTCTTCTTTCTATACCGGTTTTTTCAAGACATGTCTGTTTTCCCATAATATTTATTGTTTTTTATAATCATTTTTTATTTTATTTCTTAATTGTTGTTTAGTTTCATCTGACCATTCACTATAATAAGGATTATTAAATGCTAAATCTTGTGCATCTTTTGATTTCCATCTGTAAAATTTAGCACCATCATCAAACTTATTTTTTTGTCTTTCACTAATCTTGTTCCATGTGTCTTTAAAAGTGTTTGGTTCATTTTCCCTATCAGGTAATAAATTTGCGTTTTTGACTAATAATAAAACATAATTATTATCCATTAACCTCACACTATCAACATCATCACCAGGAACAAACCCATATTTTCTATTTTTAATTATATCCCGTTTAGTATTTTCAATATCACTCCAATTAACAACGCCAATAACTCTATCATCTGTAATTTTATCAAGTTCAGCATTTGTTAACGGATAAGGTTTATGCATCCCATTATTTTTATATATTCCACCATGTGCTCTCAAAATGTTTAATAACTTTTGTGATTTAATTGATTTTGCTTCATTTATTTTACTTTCGTAAGTAATCACTTGTTTTCCACCATTTAAACCATCATCATTTCTTGTATAACCTGCTTTTTGATAAACATTTTGTTCACCTCTTTCATGCCTTGATTTTTTGATATTTGCATCATTTGCCATGGCAGCATTATATTGTGTTTCTATTTGTTTTAAATTAGGATTGTTTTTTTCCATTGTTTTCATTGTGGAAATACCTTGTTTCCTAATTGTGGGGTCAGTACTTTGAGCCTTTTTTTTTGCTGCGCCATATCTCCATTTCAAAGTGGAAGCATTAGTATTTGAAACCCTATTTTTATCATCACCATATGTGTTGTTGATAAGATTACTATTATCTTCATTTATCTTTTCCTCACTAAATAACGGACTTCTATAAGCGTTTGCCCTACTTAATGAATAAAAACCTGCATCCCTCCTTAACTGTCTTCCAACTTTATCGGCTGTTGTTGGTTCACAATCTCTATCATCATATTTCTCACCTGTGTAAACACTATTAACTCCATCAGTTCTGAAATCAGAACCAAGACTATCCAAATATGAAGAATCACCGCCAACAATTTCGTCCAATTGTTTCTGTGTTATGATAATTTTCTTTGCCATATAACAAAAATATACAATTTACTATTATAAATAGTTGATTATTAGAAAATGTTTTTAAAAATTATTGACTTTTATCTTTCAAATTATAATATTGCAATTGAGTGTTAAGGTACACAACATTTTGAACCTAATGAAAAAGTAATAAGAAAAATAAAAGAATTAAAAAATATTATTTATGAACAGAAAAATTAAAGTACTTGTAGTTCCCTCAGATGGTTTTGGTGTGGGCCGTCATAGGTCAGTTAATCCACATACTAAATTACAAGACATGTACCCTGATGATTTTGATATAGAAATTAACATGACACCTAATTGGGGTGATTTAGAAAGTTTTGATAAATATGATATTATACATTTCCACAAGGGATTATACCAGAACATGGAAGAATTCAGAAATGCTTTACGTTATTTTAAAGAAAAGAACATTGTTACTATTATGGATATTGATGATTATTGGGATGTAGGTCAATTTCATCCATTGTTTTATAGTAGTAGGGCAATGAATTTACCTGAAAAAATCACAGGTAATTTCCCATTAGTTGATTATGTTACAACCACAACCGAAATATTTGCTAAGAAAATTAGGAAATGGAACAAAAATGTTTTTGTTTATCCAAATACACTTGACCCTAATGATATGGGTATTACAACCGAAAAAGAAAAATCAGACAGAATTAGGTTTGGCTTTATTATGGGGTCATCGCATAAAAGGGATATGGAACAGTTTCAAGGTGTTGTTTCTACTTTAAGTAAAGATATAATAGATAAAATACAATTTGTTCTTTGTGGTTTTGATTTAAAAGGTAATACAACAATTATTGGTAAAAACGGAGAAGTTGTAGGAACAAGACCAATAAAACCATTAGAAAGTGTATGGTATGAATATGAAAAAAATGTTACTAATGATTATAAAATTATTTCACCTGAATATAAAGATTTTCTTTTCAAATTTTTACCAAATTCACAATGGCCAAACGTACAGAATGAAGCATATAGAAGAGAATGGACAAAAGATTTAAATACATATATGTCTCATTATCAACATGTTGACGTACTTCTTGCTGCACTAGATACTAATATGTTTAACGAAGTTAAGTCTGAATTAAAATTTGTTGAAGCCGGTTTCACTAGAACGGCATTAATATGTTCTAATTTTGGTCCTTATAACTTAGTTGGTGAAAGTATTTTTAAGAAAGGCGGCGGTCTTGATGAAAATGGTAATTGTATTTTAATTGACCCTTCTAAAAAACATAAAGATTGGTCTAAAGCAATTAAAACTTTAGTGAATAAGCCTGAGTTAATAACATTGTTACAAAATAACTTGCACAAATTTGCAACAGAAAACTATTCTTTATCAAAAATAACAGAAAAAAGAGCAGAATGGTACAAATCAATAATTAAAAAAGAGAAAGATTAATTTCTTTCTCTTTTTTGTTTAAGATAAATCAAAAGATTACTTGATTTAGTAAATATGTTTTCTCTGTTATAAAATTTTGGTAACATTTCTTTTTCTAATTCAGAATAAAAAGGTATATAATAAATGACATTATAACCGTTTATTTTTGCATTTTCATTTTTTTCCGCATCACGTAAAATGGTAGTATTTAGTCCAATATCACCGCCAAAAAAATCATTAGGTTCAAAATGTTGTTTACCCTGGCATTCAATTAAAATATTATAATTTGGTAAATAGAAATCATATCTTTTTTTATTTGACCATGGAAATTTTTTTTCAGTTTCGTAAATAACATTATTTTCATCTAGAAACATTTTTATATTTTTTTCTAATTTACTTTGATTACAAAATGGACATTCATGACCACTAAGATGTTTTCTTGGTGTTTGCCAAAATTCACCATGCTCAGGACATATTATACAAACCTCAGTGCTGTAATTTATATATTCCACCTTAGAATAATCATATTTCCAACCATGTATTTCTCTTGCTTTTTTAATAAATTGCTCTTTAGTAAGAGATAGTTTTTTTGCTGTACTTTTTTTACCACATTTAGGACAACCTTGACCGGACAACAATGAATTAGGCATCATGTAAAATTCACCATGCTCAGGACATATTATACAAACATTTGTTTTACTACCGTCATAAAGAACTTTTGAATAATCATATTTATCTCCATGAATTTTCTTTGCTTTCTCAATAAATTCATCAAGTGTGTCTCTAGTTTTTTCTTTTATTTTTTCCATAGAACACTCCTTACATCCAACACCTTGTAAAAACGGATAAAGTTTTTTTATTTGTTCTCCATGTTTTTCACATGTAAAATAGACATACTTTTTATCACGTTTATTTACAGTATAAATGTTCCCATAAATTTCATTACTTTTTTCTTGAATCTCAGAAATCGTTAAACATTGTTTTTCTCTTTTACATTTTTTACATCCAGTACCCTGTAAATGATTAGCTGGCGTTTGCCAAAATTCACCATGTTCATTACCATTTTCATCTTTTTCATGGCAAATTATACATACATTGGTATAACTATTAATATAATTTACTTTACTATAATCATATTTGTTCCCATGAATTTCTTTTGCTTTTTCTATAAAACTTTCTACATCTTTAACCATAATTAGTATATTTTTTATTAATAAATAGTTGATATTTTCCAAAAATTTACCAAACAAACGTGAAAAAAATAAATATTTATTTTTTTCCTTATATTTTTATATAATTTAAAGTAAAAAAAATATTGACATTTGTTATATAAATTTTATTTTTTTAATGGTATAAATCAATAATAATAAAAAAAGAAATTTAATAAAATGGCTGATAAAATAAAAAAATGTAATTTAGATGAATTATATTATTACATCAAACTTTGTGGCATTTTAATAAGAAAAAATGTTGAAGGTTGTGACTCATATAGAACTGTTCCGGAGTCCACTTTGTCAGAATTTGAACAAGAGGAATACAGTAGATTATCAAAAAAATATAAAGAATACACTGATATAGAAAAAAAACTACTTAATGAAGCAGAAGAAAGAATTAAAGGATTAATGTAATGTTTAGAAATTTTTTATTTAAAACAAAAGTGTTTTTTCATTCATTATTTTTTGGTTTAAAAAGTGCTGATGATGTTATATCAACTGAAGCATCTTATGGGACAAGTGACATTGGAATTGAGGAAGAGAAGCATACAGAGCACATTATGCAAGATTTTTTAAGAGGTGAAGAAACACAAAGAGTAAAAGAGACAAGGGATGAATATTATCGTACATTGCTTGAATCAAAAAAATATCATGTTGATATTGTAAATTTTGATGAAGAGAATGCACCATTTATTACGGCAACAAAAAAGAAATCACCAATAGATTTTACTTGCAAAATTGATTTATATAATCCTGAGAAACTATCAGTAAGGGTAATACAAGATAATAAATTAATACCAAAACATGGAAACATGTTTGCTGAAGATGTCATGAAATATGGTATTGATGATTTTGCTCCTTTAATTACCATAAAAAGAAATTTTATTCCAAAATATCCTATTGAGAATTATATGAACAAAATTGTGGTAAGAACAATTAATGAAAAAAAAGTATTAATTGACATATATACAACAATGTATGCATCTCAATTTGGAAAAGTTGATGCTATTTTTATAGCAAGATTGAATGAATTAAAGAATACTAACAATAAAAGGTCTGAAATAACCGATTTAAAAGAAATTTCGTTTATTACTGACAATGCTCATGGAGAAAACGATTTGTGCGAATTTATTTTCAACAATTTGGAATATAAAAGCATTAATTGTTTTGATGGAAATTTTGTTTTAACTTTTGAGGGTAACGTTGTGTCTGATGGTAAAAGTATTGTTGAAAAATACCGCACCAAAGAATTGGATGAAAAATTAGAAAAACATGCTGTTAGAGATGAAAGAATCAAAAATGGTGTTGACATTTTCACTTTAAACCGTAAAATTAATAAAGAGGAAGAAAGTTTTAATTTTGAAACACAAACATTTTCCTTAAATAATAGTGATAAAGAAGAAAAATAATGAAAATAGCAATAGATTTAAATGATGTAGTAAGAGATTATACTGATAATTTCATAAAAACATATTTACTGAATTATAATAGGGAATATAATACTGAGGAATTATCAATATGGACAAATGACATGGAAAGCGTTTTACCATTTAAGACACAAAGGGCTTATCAAAAATTTGTTTATGAAGATTTTTCTTATGAATTATTTGGAAAATGTGATACAGTAACAAAAAATCTTCCAATAGAGATTAATGAATGGTTACATAAACTTAATGATGAAAATGAAGAAATTGAAGTAATGTTTGTTTCTCCGATGGAATTTGGCCCAACAATTTGCTATACATATTTTTTCTTATCTAAAATAAATTGCAATATTAGAGAAGTTTATTTACCGATTGATTCAATAACAATTTGGAATAGATGTGATGTTTTAATAACAGCAAACCCAAATTTACTTAAAAATTGTCCTGAGGATAAAAAAGTTATTAAAATAGAAAAAGAATATAATAAAGATATTGATAGTGAATATTGTTTTAAAAACCTATCCTCTTTAATGTATGATGAAAATAATATTTTAAAAATTATAAAGAATGAAGAGTAATTATTTACCTGTAATAGATGGCAAAAAATACTATTTTGATTTTGATAAAATAAGTGAAATTTGTTTCATTAGTAAAAAAGAGCAAATTGTTGACACTAAAATTACTGATGTATCCTCAATTGGAAGTGATGATGATGAAGGCTTTGTTGCACAAAAAGTAATAGAGGAAAACAAATATAATGATACACAGAATGACATTTTAATGCAAGATATTGTAAAAACATTTATCATAAGATTGTTGGAAGCACCTCTTGACATGGAATCTTTTGATTTTGCAACGTCATTGGCTTTCAATACATGTTTAAAAAGTGAAATAATTAAAGAAATAAAAGAATAGATATGGCAGAATTAAATAGAGAAGAAATGATAAAGACAATAGAAGAAAGTATTAGTAAAATCGAAAAAAAAGATTTTAATGTTTTTTTCTATATATTAGATACTAAAGGTAATCCATCCGGTTCATTAGAGTACATTTATCAAACAGCATATGTATTAAAAGAACTTGGATATAATGTAACCATGATACACAACGAAAAAGAAGAATTTATTGGTGTTGGTGATTGGTTAGGAAAAAAATATGCTGAACTGCCACATAAAAATGTGGAAACTGAGAATGTTGAAATAAGTGCAAGTGATTTTTTGTTTATTCCTGAAATTTTTTCTAATGTAATGACACAAACAAAGACACTGCCTTGTAAAAGAATTCTCATTCTACAAAATTATAATTTTTTACCTGAATTTTTACCGATTTCAACTGATTTTGAAAATCTAAAAATATTTGATGCGATTACAACAACAAAGGTGCAGGAAAAGAAACTAAAAGAATATTTTCCTGAAATACAGACGCATGTAGTATCACCATCAATCAAACCAATTTTTAGGGATAGTAATAAGCCAAGAAAACTTATAATTAATGTTATAAGTAAAACACAAGAAGATGTTTATAGGGTGATGAAACCATTTTATTGGAAATATCCGGTTTATAAGTGGGTATCTTTTAGAGAACTAAGAGGGTTTGACCAAGAAACTTTAAGTGATGCATTAAGAGAAAGTCCAATAACAATTTGGATAGATGACAAAACCAATTTTGGTTACACAGCACTTGAAGCATTGAGATGTGGTAATATTGTTTTAGCAAAAATACCTGAAACTTTATCTGATTGGAACGTTGTTGTTGATGATAAAGGCGAAGCACATTTAACTGATGCTTGTATTTGGTTTAATCATATTGATGATGTGCCAGATATGTTAGCAAGTGTTGTTAGAACTTGGACATTAGATAAAGTTCCTGATGAGGTTTACAGTAATATGCATAAGTTAGATAAACTTTATACTCAGGAAACACAAGAAAAAGAGATAGAACATGTTTATAGTGAAATTTTCGCAAAAAGGGTAAATGATTTCAAAGAAGTTCTTACACAAATAAAAGATAAAAAGTAAAAAAAGAAATGAAAGATTTAACTGTAATTATACCATTAAATGAATATAATGAAGAAGTAGACAAGTTATTGAAAAGAGCTGTTGATAGCTTCTACTCAACAGATAACGGTGATACTGAACTACTGTTTGTTAGTTCAAAAAATATTATTGAACAAATAAAAGAAAAATATAATAATAACAATGTTTCGTATTTAGAAACAAAGAAAACAGATTTCTGTAGTCAAATTAATAGTGCGGTTGAAAAATGTAGAAAATATTTTTCTGTTTTAGAGTATGATGATGTTTATCTTCCATCATGGTTTAAAAATGTTGAAGAATATATGACATTTGATAATGATATTTCAGTGTTTTTACCACTTACAGAAATAGTGCTTTTTGATAAGCCTGAAGATGGTCCTGTTGGTTATGTTAATGAAGCAGTATGGGCAACTTCTTTTTCGGAAGAAACAGGGTATTTAGATATTGACTCATTATTGTCATATATGAATTTTAACACAACCGGTGGTGTTTTTAATACTGAAGATTTTATTAAAAATGGTAAACTAAAAACCTCTATTAAATTGACTTATTGGTATGAATATTTGTTAAGAAGTATATATAATGGTAAAAAAGTATTTGTTGTTCCAAAGGTTGGGTATCAGCATACACTTAACAGACCTAATTCTATTTCAGATGTTTATAATAGAGAACTTAAACCTGAAGAGGCTGATTGGTGGATAGAATTAGCCCAAAAAGATTATTTCTTTATTAAAGAAAGGGATAAATCACATTATATATATGAAGGATAATAAGCATTAATATTTTTATTGGTAAGATTTGTCCAAAGACAAATATGTTTTTAGGAAAGTACATATAATAATGATGTGTAAAAAAAGAATATTGTTGCAGTTAAACTACAAAGCAACAAATGGGAAGAGGAAGAAAACCAAAAGCAAGAAAAGGTTATTTTTATGAAAAAGAAGAACAGGCAGTTATTGACTATATAAATTGTAAGGATATAAATAAAAAGAATGATATTTTTAATACCATTTTATTACCGGCATTTACAAAAATGATTGAATCAATAATTCGTAGGTATAAATTATATGTGCCTGACGAAGAATTTGATGAAAATTTCAAAGATACAATATCATATTTGATTTCAAAATTTGCTCTTTATAAACCGGTTGTTTATAAGTATGAAGAAATTGAGAAATTACCTGAAAAAACAAATGCAATAATGGTAGATGAATGTGAAAAAAAATTGTTCTTTAAAAATGCCAACGAAAAAAGTCCTGAGTATATTATAGTGACAAATGAAGATAATGTTAAACCATATAAATTATCGGTTAAAAACTATAAAGCATTTTCATATTATCAAACAATTTGTAAAAATTATTTGATGGCAAAAGGTATACAATATGTTAAAGAACAAAAAAGAAATGCACCATATGATACTGTTTCAGAAATGTATGATAATAATATAAAATATGCAACCGAAGAGGATAAGGGATTTATATTGGCAGAAAAGCTAATTAACAAAACTGCTGTTGAAATACAAAAAATGATTGATTTTCCTGAAAAGCACAATTTAAATGAAAACGAAATTAAAGTGGGAAAAGCATTGATTGAACTTCTTAATAATTGGGAAACACATGTTATTACTGAAGATAGTAATAAATTACAAAAAAACAAAGTTTTATACTTTTTAAGAGAGGAAACATTAATGTCAACAAAAATTGTGAGGGAAAACATGAAAAAATATTTTAAACTATATTATAGTTTAAAAAAAGAAGAAATAGAAGACCAATAGTTGTACTAAAAATCTTGGTGCAACTATTTATCATAAAAAGAAATATTATGGAAAAACGTTATAAAGTAAGATTAAATTCTATTGAAAAAATAGAAGAATTATTACAAGAAATATATGAAGAATCTTGTAGACTAATTAATCAGATACAAGTAGAAATTGATAAATTACAGAACAACACCAACCTTGGTGCTGAAGGTATTAGTATTGATGAAAAAGCAAAGTATGCCAAAGCTATTAATGATTTTGTTAATGCTAAAAAGAAAACAATTGACAGTAAATTTGAAATTGCAAAATTCATGGGTGAGTTAGTTAAACACAGTGGTGATATTAATGGTACTTTAAATGACCCTACATTTTCAAAAACAACAAAATTAGATTTATCATCATTAAGAAATGCTGCTCTCAGTGAAGATAATGGTACAGATTATGACAGTTATAATTTAAAGAAATAATGGCTCCAAATTACAGTAAAATATTAGGAAAAATTAATGCTATACAGACACTCATAGAGAATTTCCCTATGAGTATCTTTTCGTCACCAATTAAAAAATATGATTCAATTATTGAGTTTATTCTTGATGTATTGAAAAATATTGGTATGGATGAAATATCCTTAACTAATGAAATTATTGAACTTTTTTTCGATGTACCCAATGCAGTTGAAATGTACTCAGCGTTAGGTGGAAACCCTGTTTATAAAATACTTAGAAATCCAACTGAGCAACAAAAAGCACAAGCTGTAGAACATGATGCAGTACCTAATGCTACTTATGAAAGTGATGATTATGTTGTTGTTAATGAGATTTATTATATGAAAATAACACCAAACGGTATGGTGTATAAACAATTAAAAAATCCGACAGAATATCAAAAAAATAATGCTGCTGTATATTCTACTTTACCAACTGCAACCCAAACATTAGAAGATTATGTTGTAGTAAATGGTGTATATTATTTTAAAACAACCAAAATTAACCATGACCCACAAAGTGAATTTTTAGACTTTTTAGAGGATAACGTTAAGGGTATTTTGATGAATATTTTAACAAGTATATTATCATGTTCAATAATACCTACAATACCGGAATCTGATTTTGATACAGATAATAATGCAAGATATTTTGGCCCACTTGAATTACCACTAAATATGGTTGACACAACAGGTATGTTAAATATTTGTCCCACAACCGAAATTGGTAAAAATTTTTATAATGTGGATGATGATATGACACCAAACACATTATATAAATCTAAAGATTTAAATGCTTTCATGTGGTATGCACTGAATAGAGGTAGTGAATTAAATCAATTTGAAAAAAATAAATTGATGTGGGACAGTAGATTGGCCGAAGAAAAAGATATTGATTATTTTAGGGATGATTCTGAAAAATGGAATAGTTGGTATGCAAGCAAAACTACTAATATAGAAAATGGTAATTGGCAACTTTTACCGCAAGGTTTAAGAAAAGCCGGATTAGAGGAACCACTTCACCCCATGCTACAATTTTATACTAATGGTAGAACAGGTGAAAGGACTATTAATGTATTATTTTCAAGACAAACATTTTATGATAAAACAATATATGATTTTAACTCCGATTATCTGAGAAATATTCGCATCTTTTCACCAAGAGTAATTATTGCTAATATGATTAATTTGCTACTCAATGGAAATATTCTTAATGCAATTGGTTTAAGTGCAAGATATAGTGTTGAAGAAAACATACTTGATGCACAAATAAATGAAATAATTAAAAGAGCACTTGAAAAAGATGATTTAAATATCTCCGATTGTTTTTTTACTTTTTCTAATGATGAATACAATGCAATGTTGGAACAGATGGAAATGGAAAGATATGGGGGTAAAGAATTGAATAGTGAAACATCACCTGTGATGAAAATTGAAGATGGTGTTGGTTTAGAAATGCTTAACCAAATTAACTCAACAGCAACACTCAATGAAAAATTAGAAACAATCACAAAAACCATTTATGATATATCAGCAATACCAGCAAAAGATGCTTCAATTGAAATAAGTGACAAATTGAGTATAAATTATAACAATAAATGGCTTAATGATGTTATATTTTCAATTATTCAACCGTTAGTAAAATCATTGTTAACACCGAAAGTAATGTTGTTGTTTATGATTAATTTTGAAGTTATGGGGTTAATCAAAATAGATGACATTAAAAGTTTTAATGACATTTACAAAATTTTCATTAGAAAAATTTTAGCAACCATACTTTCACTAATACAGTATATCAAAGATAGAATTGTATTATTTTTAATAAAATTATTTTTAGAAAAAGTTGAGCCTTTAATTTTACAATTTGTACAATTAATGTTAAATGAAGATATGCAACATTGGTTAACATTATTGGAAGAAGCAAGACGTTGTATTTCATTATTTAATTTTAACCAAAATGTACTAACTGAAATTGATGATGTAAATTATGCGGATATAACACAAACGGGCGATATACCTGAAAGTGCACAAACATGTTAATGAAATGATTAATGGAAATAAAATAGTAGACTTAATGAATCTTGTTATTGACAAGATGAAAAAACCGGCACGAACATTACCGGCACTTCTTTTAAACTGTGTTGCAATACGAAGACCAGGTTTGTCTCCGTATAAAATTGCATCTGAAATTATTAGTAACAATAGGATGCTTGGAATACCTGATGGTGTTAACCCTGACGGTTCACCAAACTTAATAAATCAATATACCTATAATATTGTTAAATGTATTATCGAAGCACTGAAAGAAGATGCTGTTGTTCAGGTTGCAATACCAAGAGGTACAATAGTTGTACAAACTAAAGGGGAAAACGCAGGTGGACCACTCATTGGAACCGGTACAAATATAATAAACTCAACAATAAAAGGAATTATTAGATAATATGGATTTCAAAGACACAAAATATTTAACAAATAATGAAATCGGTTTATATAAAATGGAACTTGAAAATGAATATGAAAAAACAAAAACCGATATAACAAAACTTTGTGATTATCTTGAAAAACTTGATAGAGAATATAGCAAAGTTGAAAATGAACAAAGAATAAGACAAAATAGTATTTATAAATAATGCCACAACAGATACCATTAATAAGACAGGCTAAAGTTATTAGTGTTGACGATAAAACTGACGGTGATAGAATAAAAGTTTTATTAATTCCAGAAGATTTGGGTAAAAAAAATATCGAAGAATATGCTTATCCACTTCTTCCTAAAATGCTACATATTAAACCAAAAGTTGGTGAATCAGTATATGTTTTAACTGCAATCGCCACTGATGGATATAGTCAAAGATTTTATATTGGCCCAATTATTTCACAGCCACATCACATGGAATATGAGCCATATTATCTTGACTCAACTTCATTAAGTAATAAATCAAAAGTTAAACCTGACGAAGCGCCATCAATGAACCCTAATACAAATGGGGCATATCCAAAAGAACAAGATATTGCAATTGAAGGTAGAAAAAACGCAGGTATACAAATAACAGATGATGATGTTAGAATAAAAGCAGGTGTTAAATATAGCAGTGGTCAAAAACCAAGAGAAGTTGTTTTTAATAAAAAAGACCCTGCATATGTTAAAGTTCAATATAATGATAAAGAACAACAAACATTAAAGGGCCAAAAATATAATAGTACAGCAACAGTTGTTGCTGATAAAATAAACCTCATTAGTAATCAAAGTAAAGAAGGATATAATCTTACCAACCCTGATGAACTTATAACTGATGAAGAAATGAAAAAAATAATAGATAAGGCACATCAGGTTCCATATGGTGATGTTTTAATTGAATTTTTAAATTTGTTTAGAAAAGCATTTATGACACATACACATACTTTTGTTGGTTTACCAACATGTCCTGATGCAGCAGTTATGAGTGTTATGAACTATAATCTTGATAAAATTTTGTCAGATAACGTAAGAGTTGATTAATAAAAAAAGCCACAAATAAGTGGCTTTTTCTTTTATGACATGTGAGCGTAAAAACCCACTACTTTAGTTGTGGGATGAAAGCAAACTCAATTATTTTTTGTTAAAAACATATAATTTTTTACAAAAAAACAAAACTTTTTGTAAAAAACAAACTATTTATATATGTAATGAAACAAATATATAGAACATACAAATTCAGAATCTATCCTAACAAGGAACAAGAAAATATCCTTGCAAGGTACTTTGGTTCTGTGCGTTTTGTATATAATCATTTCCTCGCTGAACGTAAGCAACAATATGAAAAAACACAACATTCTGATGATTATTATAAGCAAGCAAAAACCCTCACTGAACTAAAAAAACAAGAAGAATATTCCTGGTTAAAAGAAATTAATTCACAGACATTACAACATGCTTTGAGACATCTTGAAACCGCCTATGTTAACTTCTTCAGGGGTACTGCTAAATTCCCTAAATTTAAATCCAAAAAAAATAAAAATAGTTTTTCAGTGCCACAAAACTGTAGTTTAAGTGATGGTAGGATTTACATTCCTAAATTCAAAGAAGGGATTAAGGTTAAAGAACATCGTAAAGTTAAGGGGTTGGTTAAACAAATGACAATATCAGTAACACCAACGGGTAAGTATTATGTTTCGATACTCACAGAAGAACAGTATGAAACAACACAAAAAACAAATAAAAACATTGGTATTGATTTGGGATTAAAGGATTTTGTGATTACATCAGAAGGAAAAAAATATAAAAATCATCGTTACATTAAACAATACGAAAAAGAGTTAGCGGTAGCACAAAAACACTTATCTCGCAAACAAAACGGTAGCAATTCCTATGAAAAACAAAGAAGAAAAGTTGCCAAGATATATGAAAAGATAAGTAACTGTAGATTAGATATGCAACATAAAGTATCCCTTGATTTAATTCGTAAATATGACATTATTTGTTTGGAGGATTTAAATATTAAGGGTATGGTTAAAAACCACAGGCTTGCAAAAGCAATTAATGATGCCTCATGGGGGCAATTTGTTTCAATGCTAATATACAAAGCAGAGTTAAATGACAAACAGGTTGTTAAAATTGACAGATGGTATCCATCATCAAAGACTTGTCATAATTGTGGATGGGTTAATGAAGGTCTAAAATTATCTGATAGACAATGGGTTTGCCCACATTGTGGCGAGATAATAGACAGGGATGTTAATGCTGCGAAGAATATACTATCCGAAGGGATAAGAAAAATATCGGTGGGGCACACCGATTACACTGATGGAGACAGAGTAAGACTTAATGATAAGCATCAGTCTATGAAGTCAGGAGGAAGCCCACGATTTTAATCGTGGGAGGCTATGTCACTCGTATCTTTCAGTTACATCACTTACAATTGTGAATCTTAGTGCCTTTTTAAAATATTTTTCTTCTCTACCGTTCCTTACTCTTATATCAACAAAATAGTTGTTAGGAACTAAATCTTGCGTATAAACCATAAAGAAGTTATTTAAAAAACCTTTTTCTATTGGTTGATAATCAATAACGTTAATTTCCCTTGTACCATCCATTACGTATAATCTATATTCCGCAGAATCTATCAACTCACTTCTTTCGCTGTCATATTCTTTTCTAAAATCGACAGTTACTTCTCTGACATCACCTCTGAATATGTTTTCACTATCGTTAATTCCGTAGATACTTGGTACAAAATTTCGTTTGTAACTACCACCGTTACCAATGCGATGAAAACTGTTCAAAGAATGTACTTCAAATTCCATTTCCACATCTTCCAAATTTACCCCATTAGAGGCTAAATTTTGCCATAAATCGTAACCAATAGTACCTTCCTCTAACTCCAAGTCATTAGGCGAAATCTGAACGAAATAAGTGCCTTTTTCGGCTTGTTTTACTTCAAACTCTTTACCGTCAATTGAACAAGTTGGAATGTTGTCTAAATTTGTCGGTTCACCATTTACTGTCGAATAAAGATAAAGTCTGTTTGTTTTGCCGATACAGAAATTTTCTCTATCGTCTTGTATTGTTTCGCTATAAAGGCATTCCACATATGGATGAAAATAGGTATTGGTGTTATTAGTGAAAAATCCGACATACTGAGGTATTTTGGTTTCGGTTTTTTCTAATCTTGGAACAAACATTAAACCGATACCGTAGTTACATTCGCCATTGACTACATCCATAACATATTTAGTTATATCCATTGAAAGGTTCTCATTTCCAAAATCGAAATGTTGCATATCAATAACAATACTATCTTCACCGTCTCTAAACTTAGTGTATTGTTCATTTAAAAAATCATCAGAATAAATACCACCATCAAGATAAATTCTTTTTCTGATACCATCTTCTAATATCCATATGTTATCATTTGCCATATTAAGGTTAGGATTACTTAAATCGACTTTATCTTCATCCACAGGCCATACTTTTCCGTCATAAGAGAAAAACCAGTTAGAAGCATGATTATCAAAAGAACGATTGTTGTTAATCCAGAAATCAGCATTAAATTCAAATCCCCTTCCTTCATCAAAATAAAACGGCAATTTAAAAGCAATAATATCAAAAGAGGCTGCTCTTTGTCTAATTTGCTTACCACTTAATAATAACTTAGCATTAGGATAACCGTCAACCGAAAAACAGTTTGTCATTTTTAATTTAAACGACAATTTACTTAAATCAGCAAAAGTTTTATCTTCGATTAATGATTTAATTTCGCTGGTATCAAAATGTATTAAACCTCTTGAGATATACTTACCACCATAGTTTAATTCCATAACAGGATTAAGACCCATATTAGTGTAAGAGTCTTCAATTATGGTGTTTATCTTGTCTAAAAAAAAATGTCTTACCATATAATTTTTTTCTTATTTATATATAAATAGTTATGTCATGGAAAAGATTTTTCTTTTTTGATAGTAAGTTTTTTTATAAACACTATACTATTTATTATAAACTGTTGAAGGAATTGTTTTCTGGCCAGAAACTTAAAAAGAAAATAATGAACTAAAACAATTTTAATGGGAAAAAAGAAAAAAGAAGTATCAGCAATTACCGATACTATGCTTGAACAATGTGTAAAACCTTTAAATTACAAGGTTAATTTGAAATGTAAAAACCAAAAACAAAAAGAGTTGGTTAATACTATTAAAAAAAATCAAATCACAATTGTTGAAGGTGTTTTTGGTGTGGGTAAAACCTTCGTCACCAATTCAGTAGCATTAGACATGCTAAAAAATCAAGAAGTAGAAAAAATCATTTTAATATCGCCAACAATAGAAAACGGTGGTAGTGAAATTTCCATTGGTTTATTACCTGGTGACAAAATGGAAAAAATCAAAGTCTATTATGAAGCATCAATTGATACATTTGAAAAAATACTTAAACAAAATAATGAAGATGCTAAAAAAATCGTAAATAAATTATTATCTGATAATAAAATAATATATGAATGTGCAAATTTTGTCTTAGGTAAAACATGGGACAACACTTTTATAATTATTGATGAAGCCGAAAACTTTAATAAACAAGAAATGCTACTATTACTGTCAAGAATCGGTGAAAACTCAAAGATGGTAATATCAGGCGATAGATTACAAACAACAAGAAAAAGTTTTTTACAAAATAAAGATGATAGTGGTTTTGTTCATGCAATAAATACATTGGGTGATGTTGAGGATATTGGTATAGTACAATTTACCACTGAAGATATAGTAAGAAATAAATTAATTTATAAAATATATGATAAATGGAAAAACCAAAATAATTAAAGCACAAATCACGGGAAATTATATTATGTGGTCATAAGGCTATGTATTGGTTTTTTAACCGCCCATTGTGGCGGTTTTTTTTTTACGAAAAACTTGACTTTTTCAAAAAATATTTTATATTAAATATAAAATATTAATTAAAATGGCAAAAAAAATTACAAGTTTTATAGACATTAACAACGAAATTGCAAGACTTAAAATTGGTACTGTTGACAAAAAAAACATGAAAGTTATTTTCTTTGAAGGTGGCTTTTATATTAAACCAACAATTAAAAAAGAAAATTACTTAGATTCTATTGAAGAAATAAAAAAAGAATTAGCAAAATTTGCAAAATCAAACGTTGAAAATAGTGATTTCTTTAAAAAAGATTTTATGTTTTTCACGGATATTGCTGACGAAAGAGTAACATATAACAAGTCTTCCTACTTAACATTTCAATTATATGTTAAACCAACAGAAGATATAATTGTGAAAAGCAAAAGTTTTAAACAAATGGTAAATAATATTTCCCAAGAAGAAAATATTGTTTTTGATTTTAAAAATATAATTGAAAAAAACAATTTTGTTGTAAGCAAAACTAAGATTTAAAACTATTTATTAAAAAATATATTTTAATAATGGCACAAGAATTTTATTTAAGACCTTCATCTTTAAATCCACTTTTAAGAATGGAAATAATCAATGATGGTAGATATGATTTTAAAAAATCGCTTTTTGATAATGCATTACAAGATAGTACTGTAACTTTTTCTATGCGAAATGCCGAAACAGGCGTTTTAAAAATTGCTAAACAAAAAGCCGAAATTGTCCTTGCCAAATCAGAAGGTTGTGAAGAAAAATATATTGTTCAATATAGATGGAAAGAAAGGGAAGTGAAAGAACCAGGTGTATATGAAGGTTGGTTTGAAATTAAATTTAATGGTAACCTTTCTGAAGATGGTATTGAATATCCTAAAGGAAATTTAAAAATACCGGTTGAAGAACCCTTAATGATTTATATTAGATAACATTTTTTGTTATCTATTTTTTTTGTATATTTGTAATAACATGTTATCAGTAACCAAAAAAGAAATTGAGGAAAGATATAAAATATATAATATAGAATATTTTGAAGGTGTTTTACCACCATGCAAATGTTCTATATTTTATGGTAACCAAATTTTTGGAAGATATACTAAAAATCATATATGGATAAGTGTTAATGTTGATTGGGCCGAAGATACAATAAAAGAGGTTATTTTACATGAAATGGTACATCATTATGTTTATTCTATTGAACATAAAAATGGGGGATTATTTGGCCATAATTGGCGTTTTAGACGAATGTGTAGAAAAATTAAAAAAAGATATAATATTAAAATTCATGTTAAAGCATTTCATATTAAAAGAAAAAAAGCAAGGAAATAAATCCTTGCTTTTTTATTTAATTGGCTGTACCACCATTTCTTGTTATTTGGCCTCTTCTATTAGCAGCCATACCTGTCATAGTGCCAAACTTATTGTTGTTATATTTACCGCCAACAAGCTGTGCGACAGTAGTGTTGGGTGATATTTTTTTAGTATCAAGCAATTGCATTAATGCTTGTTGTAAATTGGAAATATCATTAAGTTGGCCTTGAACATTCCAATTTTTCTTAGCAGCATTAAACCTATCCTTAAAACCCATGCCTGAATCGGTTTTTTGAGTAAACGTATTGGCTGCTGTTTTTGCTTGGTTCCACTTATCACCAAACCAACCTTCTTCAAGGTCTTCTTCGTTAAAGTTACTTTCAGAAAGTATTCTTTTAACACTTTCAGCTACTATTGTTTTAAGCTGTTCTTCATTTAATTTAATTGTATTCTTTTCCATATTCTTTAATGTTTTATTATGCTAATTCCGGATATTTTCCAAGTATTTTATTTCTAAGATTTTTTACTTTATTTTCATAATTTTTATCTGAAGCATATCTCTGGCCTTTAGTGTTAACGAAATTACCTGGTGTTAAAAGTTCGTCAATTGTTTTATCGGCAAGATAGTTATTCTTCATCAAATTAATATATGGTAATATACTACTATTCTGATTAGGATATGTACAAACATTTTTACCGTTATCATAAGAACCAACTGACCAAACACTGTTAGTTCTTCTTGCCCTATTGGTCATACCAAAACAACTTTCCAAATGTGCTTGTGCTAAAAGAAGAGGTAAATCAAAATTATTTTCATCACAAATGTCAACAATTTTTTCAGGTGATAACTGAAGATTGTTCTTGGAAAAATTTTGATTAGTCAATGCCATTGTAATATACTTATCAACTGCATCAATTCTTTTTTGTCTTTGTGTACTATCAACCATTTCAACACCTACTCTTTTTTTTAATAAATCTTTTTGGTAACCCGGTAAATGAAGACCGTTTATGGATAATATTATAGCAGAAGCTGCAATACCAGCAGTAAGTGCTGCTTTATATTTTTGTATAAGTTTTTGCAGGTCGAAAGATTCATTTAAATCTTCAACATTTTCATTCAACATATACAAATCTTTTAGTATATTAAATTGCTCTTCTGTTATTAAAACTCTCATCCAAAAAGTTCTGTTATTTCAAGAATATTATTTATGTCTTCACTTAATGTTTCTTTTGCATACTTTTTCTTGGAAATTTGTTCATAAACATCACCTAATCTTTTAGATGAATCAAAATCATTTATGCTATTAAAATATATTTTCTTTTCTTCAATTTTATTAAGACATTCGTTTACATATTTTTTAAATACTTCTTCTGAATTATCAGCAGTTAGTATTTCATTAACTATTTTAATTTCATCTTCATTTAATTCATCAGTATATTTTTCATTAAAAGATTCAACCAAAGAATCAAACATTTTATCAACATTTTTTTCTTCATTAAAATTGATTGAATGTTCCCTTGTACCAATATCTTCTTTTATATATTTAATTGATAACCCAAATTCAGGAAGATTTTTAGTTGACATCTTATTTTCAACAATATATTCAATTGATTTATTTAAATTAACATTTTCTTCCGGAAGATTTTCAATTTGTTCATTGACTAATTTATAGGCACTACCAAGAATACTACCTAATTTTTTGATATCTTCTTTTAATGTTTTATTATCAATTTCTTTTTCAGTATTCACTAAACTGTTAACAAAATATTCTACATCAGTATCTTTACCGGTTCTACGAATACTTTCATAAACAGTATGTAAAGTACTTAAATTTTTACTGTTTTTTATTGTTGAAATATAACTATTCATTAATTTTCTTCCATCTTTACTCTCAAATAAAAATGGTGTAAACTCTTCAAAACAACTTTTAATATATCCAAAAGAGGATTCTGAAAGATGTTTACTGAATTCATTAATTTTTATTTCAGATAAACGATTATCAATGCTCTCATTTAACTCTTTTTGTAGTTGTTTTAATGAAGCACTATCATTTATTTTATTTAAGTCTATATTATATTTACTTTTCATAACTTTTTTCTTTATAAATAGTTTATTCAACTGAATTTTCTGTTGTACCAGATAAATCATCTAAAAATACTTCTTCAAACTCATCATTATCAATATTACTATCTATCCCCTTGCTAAGAATATTTTCAATATTTGATAATGCATTCTCAGTATGTTCAGTTAAGAAAACATTTTTTCTATCCAATTCAATTTCATCAGCATTATATGTATTTTCGTCCGAATCTATTGATTTTTGTAACATATCAAAATATTGCTCAGTAAAGGTCTTTAGTTCATTAAGTACTGGCTTGTGCTTATTGAATGATTCCATTGGTGTTCCATTATCAGCATTAGGTGCTTCTTCCATTCCCATTTCAGATTCAGTACCATTCATGTCAGGCATACCCTCATCACCAGCACTACCTAATGAATCCATATTAAGTGAACCACCACCCATCATGTCTCCACCACCGGCAGAGCCACCACCCATCATGTCATTATCATCATTGTTTTGTTGCTGTTGCTGCATGTCACCACCGTGCATTGCATTATAATCACCATAAATTCTATCAGTTGTATCAAACATCCCAGTTTTCTTTATAACATTAGCAGTCTGTTCCAACTCAGCAGCCATTGCTTTTTCAAGACGAATTTCATTAAGCATATCCTTAATTTCATTGTCAGTCATTTTCATGATTTTCTTTAAAACCTGATGTAATGACATTAAAGGCATACCAATACCAGGGTCAGCCAATGCTGCTGTTGCTGTTTGTATTCTTTTGGTTAAATCCTCTAATTCAAGTGCTTCAATTTGTGCTGAAGGATTATTTAATGATAATGTAAAATTAGTTAACTCATCATCAAAACCCAAAAAATGAAGATGAACCATAGCAACTTTATTTAATTCAAGCAACAAAAATTGCTGAATAGTATTAACCATTCGACAAAAACGTATATCAACCAATGATAAATTTTGACCTTTACCTTGTGGCTCTTGAAAATTTAAAAATGCTTTGGGTACTCTTAATGCGGTTAAAATCTTGTTCTGCATGTACTGAATATCATCCATAGCAGTAGGGTTTTGTGCTGATGGCATTGGCTCAATTGCTGTTGGCTCATCAGCAGAACGAATAGGAATAAATGCATCTTGGTCAACTGCTAAGAAATTTTTACGTAAATCAACCTGTCCTGTTTGTGGGTCAATAATTGGTGTTCTTTTGAAACCATTTGCAATTTCTTGTATATATGCAGGAACGTCCTGATTATCAATACCGCCAACATAAATTTTAAATACACGTCTTTCAACACTCTTGTCAAGACGATATATCAACATAGCATCTTCCATCATTGACCACATTCTCCATGCCCTTCTTGCTTTATGTAAAAGGCTAACACCATATGGTAAAAAAGTACTGTCTTTTAAAAGCCTAAAATGTGCTACCTGCCATTCATTAAAATAAGGAGTACCCATGTCATGGCCAACCCAAACAAATCTTGTTTCATCGGGTTTTAAGTCATTGATGTTACCTGGTGCTATATTATATGCTGTAGAATAACCATTTTCTATTCTATCCATTTCATAGACAGGTAACTGCTTCCAATTTTTAACACCCTCACCCTTAACAATATTCAATAACATATATTGGTTACCGTATTTACACATTGCTCTTGTAATCATTGGTAACATAATATGTATATTTAATTTTTTATAAAATAAATCTTCAAGGATTGCTTTTATTCTTTTGGATTTTGAAGATACGTTTAAAAGTTTTCCTTCACTTGTTAGATTACAGTTATGTGAAATAACATGACCATTATTACATTTAACAGCAAAACAATTATTTACCGTTGAATTCTTTAAGTCATAAACGGTTTCACATTCATCTAATTTAGTTATTTTTATAACCCTGTGATTATAGCAAGATTCCTTTTTTTCTTTATCATCATGTAAAACATTTTCGGCAACAATTTGATGTGTTAAACGCTTCTTGGTCTCTACACTTGATTTTATTTGTTCATAACCCAAATAATTTTGTGATTCATATATGGACATCAATGAATCACCAAATGATAATTTACTTGTCTCTTTCCAAGTACAATCAGTTAAAAACCATTTATGGTCAGATGTGGCTTTAATTATTGTTCCATCATCTAACTCAATTGCATATAACGGTTTTTTCCCTTTATTTATAACACAATCTACATGAGAAGGCATACAAATACCATCAGCATTTACCGAATAAACCCAGAAATTCTTATAACCTAAATTATAAAGTTCTTCAATTGTAAAGGTTTCTCCATTTAGTAGTTTAATTTTTGTGTCTCCGGCTAAACATGCTTCTTCTGCATATAAATCAAGTGCCGAACCAATTTCAGGTGTTGCATCCATCAAATCAACATCTCTAAACATTAATTGGATTGCACTGTAATTAACAAGGTTCTCAACAGAATTATCTGC